CCACTTCATATCCTTAGCTAGTAACATAAAACTTTCACCACACTCACACACTATAACAGTCCCGCCAGACGGCGCCTTCAAATTCACACCTGGTGCGAATTTAATAGCTTCTGGTCCACCACCATGTTTAAATTCCTGTTCCATCAAAGTAGGAGAGGTGGGCACAGCGGGATCAATTAATGGGCTAGAAGTAAGTATTTCACGGGCGGGTTTAGGATCAAGATTAACCTCGGGCACCATGAAATTGTATTTGACAATGGGGTAGTTTACAGTATCATCCACAACCGCTGCATATGGCATTTTAACAGGTGGCCTGGGCTCGATACAAAGAGGGGGACTCAAACATTCTTCAAGGGACTTAACTTTGTTACACCAATCTTTAAAGCGCGAATAATCATAGTCAGGTAGAACGCGATACGAGTACGCAACCATCCAATCTTCGTCATCCTCTTGAGGATAATTTTCAGTAAAACGAAAACGGGCGTTGTATGAAGTCATCGGGCGAACGCCCTCAGGAACAACATAAGAAGAATCTAGTACTTCGTCGTCGACTAAGTTCATGACAGTGCGAACGAACTTCCCCAAAATGGGGGTATATTGATCAGTAAACATTAAGCAGCGACATTTCTCAACTAACTTCATGACCGGGGTTACGTTCGCCGGTAGGTTAGTAGACATATGGATCTTAGACAAAGCACGAGGCAGGTCGCAAACGCTATCGGGACACCCATGCCAGACTTCAGGCCCGTATATACGAGACAAGAACTTGACGTCTGGTTGATCACGGTAGATCGCGTTAGCTTTAAAAGATTGGCCAAACCAGGCCGCAACCTTCAAGTAAATGACTAGATCGAGATCCGCATTAAGTGCGTCATCTCCACCAAAAATCCCAAGGGACTCCCACGCCTGCTCGGGGGTGAGACCTTGCTCACGGTACCCGCAGTACGCGATTTTCATATTGCTTAGAGAGTTAAATGAACCAGTACCCAATTCACCAGAACCACGGGAGAACAGCAAGTCATAAATTACACCAAATGAAGTAATACCTTTCAGGTTATATTGTTTGCGATGTGCTGCTATCACACGATCGTGGTATATTACTTTATAAAGTGCAAGTAGAACCATGCGTTCAAACTCACGTGAGGGGCTAGCATAGTGTCCGTCCCATTTATCGGCATCACTCTCTATAACATGGCTCTTTGCCTCCTCACAAATATCTGTTACGGCGGAAGCAATAACACGTGGTGTTATAGAAAAAGCATACCAAGAGCGACCAGATTTGCGCTTCGTGGAGACTTCACTTATGTAATTAGCTACAGGGTACATAATCATTGAGTACTCAATTTTATCAACTTCGTTTATGGTCGAAATTACACGGGCAGGTTTCACGTCACCATAGCACTCGGCTTTGATGAAGGTCTTAGTGATACCTTGCTCATCGTATTTTACACAACCGGCGTCAAGAAGTCTACGCTGGTTAGGTCTAGGTTGTCTAGCATATACCTCATCCAAATCAGCAGGATCAAGTATATGTTTAACAGGGACCAACAGATCAACAAACTCTTTCATATATTGGTACATTTTAGGTGTAGTAACAACCTCTTTCTGAACATCTGTAATGCGCATCTTGACTGCAACTTTTTCTGTCTCTTTGCCCCGCGTAGGAACAAATGCTGCATGCATGAGTGGGGACATAAATGGCACCATCACAGGGGTTTCTTCACCAGTGTACTTATCATTATATGGGGTAAATTTACGCATGCCCTCCGTCACAGGATATACAACATCCGGTTTTGTCGGGGTCTGCGATCTGTGGTAATCAACCAAAATTGAAGCAACTTTCTTATCATCATCTACGAAACTCATAACTTGTGGGATGGAAAGATCGACTTTAGTGACACGTGCCATAGTGGCAATAGCGTCATCTTCAACGGCCTTTATCGTAGCGGCGTGGTAAGTGTCAACACGCCCAGTAGACCGAAAATGTTCCTCAGAAGTCATTATGTCCAAACGCAACCATTCCCCAAAAGCAACTTTGAGTCGTTGCAATGGGTGATAGTCAAGAATACGGAGTAAAAAGCTCCATAAACCCCAGCGTCTAACCGGCGTAAACAAAACTAAGAACCGGTGTTCGGACACACGGCGTTTGTCAACCAGGAAGAGCTGGGACTTGTAAGGTATTCCAAAGAATGTACCAAAAACAAGTATGTGGTCAATCCCATAATTCCAAAGTTTATGCTTATACACAGCACCACCCGAGATTTTCATACACATCTCTGAGTTTGCATCGAATGTAAAAGAATAAGTTGGATTAGTGGCTGCAACGGACTCCGGACATATTGTGTAACAGAGTGCAGGTCCAGTCGCATTAACCAAAAATTCAGACATATTTAGATAATAATCGACGTCTATAAGACACATAAGGACATTCGGCGGAATAGGATCATTATGCGCAGTAGCTGTTAAATCTTTGGCCCAGTAATAGTCCCGAGAGCCAAGTCGTCCGCGTTCTTGATCGCGTGACGAACACTGCACAAAATAAGGCACTAACCCAACATGGCTGGCTAACCGCTCAGCATGTAGAGATCCAGAGGACCTACTAGCTGCAGCGGCCCCGTGAGGGTGACCAGGAACAGGTTTAAGGGTTGTAAAATCCATATCGTTGAAAGCCATCCTCAAAGTAGAGGTAGACATCGGTGGTTTAGTTGAATTATCGAAAATCAGAGCTGAGACCCCGGTACGGAACCATCTGGCGAGCCACCAGCAAAGATAAGCAATTATAAAAAGCACTAACAGAACACCCATATGATACGAGTATTCAAAGATAGCGCCTAGGAATGTAAGAAAGTCAATGAACAATGACACTAGAATCTGAGTCCAAGTCGGTCTGCAAAGCGGTCCAAGTACGGGAAGCTCCACATAGCACAAATTACCGCGTGTGTTAAACGTACTAAGATCTGGGTTTCCCATAACGTGGGTACAACCATCACATACACAGCGAGCAAAGTCGACAAGCAAACGAGCGTAAAGTTCACTAACATGTTTTCCAAAATTCATGTAAGACGAAA